GGATTGTGGAACACGAACTAGAACAGAGTTACAAGCTGTCGGGATTTGAATTACGTGTGTTAGACACTGACCTACACGAAAATGGCAGACCCAATTTGGTTTGCGACAATAACACAATGACCGAATTGGGCAAGTTGATAGATACCTGTGACATTGCCATTATACCCAATCCCGAGGATTTTCACCAGGACCATAGAACCACATACGAACTGGCTTGGCCCTTGTTACAGAAACGTGCTGTTGAAGTTTGGACAATGACATCGTGGCCCTATTCGTATCAATACCGTACCAATACGGCCAATATGTACATAGGAATCGATTGGAATTTCAAGCAAAGTCTGTTACAATGTTACGGTAGTTATATTACCGAAGATAAACTAGAACAGATTAGAAATTTGAGTCGAGTCTACGGTGATAAATCTGGCAACCCAGATGCCGAAGCATTTACACTATTATACAAATATGTCAGATAAGATTGCACTATTCCAAACCGACCGAGCCTGGGCTCAGATTCGTGATGAAGTATTTGAGTTAACTGATCGATATCATCAGCAAGGTATTGCCCAAAATGGTGAGCCTGCACAGTTACTGGAAGCCGAACTGTGCCGTCGGTACGATAGAAAATATTGCGTAGTGACGGGTAGCTGTACTGACGCATTAGACCTGGCTCTGCAGGCACTGAAACTGCCGCGAAATGCACGAGTAGCTGTGGGTAATTACACATTTACCGCCACTGCACACGCCGTTGCTAGAGCAGGCTACCAAGTAGTTCCAATTGATGTGACAGAAAACTACACCATTGATGTATCCAAAATTGGCAAGGTAGATGCAGTAGTGCCAGTTGACCTTTTTGGTAATATGAGTGATTGGCACAGCTTAACTCGGTTAAGTATGCCCATTGTCAATGATGCTGCTCAAAGTTTAGAAAGCCACGATTGGGAAAGCTGGAGTGCTAAAAAAGGTCTGATAAGTTGTGTCAGCTTCAGTCCCAGCAAAACTATTTCTAGTTGGGGATCGGGCGGTGCATTATTGACTGACAATGAGGACATGGCCAATTTGGCTAGACGTTTACGTATTCACGGTAAATTACGAAACGATGATGTGGCTGTGGGTGCCGGGTTAAACAGCATAATGAGCACCATGGAAGTGGCCGCAGTACTGGTAGGACTTAAATATTCCCAAAACTGGCAGGAACGCCGTACCCGAATCAGCGAGTATATAAGAACCAATTGCAATTTAAAATCAGCCAACGATTCTACCGGATTAATGAAAAATACCTACCACAAGTTGGTATTTCAAGCAGAAGATCGTGACGAACGAGTAAATAACTTAAACAGTCAAGGTATTGGCGCTGCTGTGCATTATCGCCATACAGTCAATGACGAATCTCTCTACACTACAAAACGATCTTTTCCTGTAAGCGATAGACTAAAATCTATCAGTTTTACAGTACCAAATCAACACACACTAACTGACGCCGAAGTTGAGCGTATTGTAAAGGCATTAAAATGAAAATATTAATATTGGGCGGGCACGGATTTATTGGGCATCATACAGCTCGTCAACTGTTGGAATCGGGACACGAAATACACACAGTTGACCTACATCATAACTACGGCGAATACCAACCGTGGGAATACGAACCGGTTATGGATCAGCGTATCAGTTATATGGGTGCTCATTGTCACTACCAAGGTGATGTATGTGATGCTACATTTATGAACGCTGTATTCGATGCTGCCAGACCTGATGTGGTTATTGATCTTGCTACATATCCCAATGCCAAGATGGTCAAGAAGAATGTAGTGGATGCCACAACCAATATGGTAGCGGCCACTGCTATTGCCTTGGATCTATGTGTCAAGTATGAGGTCAAGCGTTTTGTATTGGCATCGAGCTCAATGGTCTACGGAGACTTCGATGCATTTGACGGTGCGCCCAATGAAGATGCGGTATGTAATCCACTGACCTTGTATGGTAGCTATAAACTACAATGCGAACGTATGTGTAAGATTTGGAATAAAGAACACGGTATAGAATATTCTATTCTGCGTCCAAGCGCATTGTATGGCACAAGAGATATGGTAGTGCGTGTTATTAGTAAAATGACTGTGGCTGCACTCAAGACTGGTCAGATGATTGTTAATGGCCCAGACAATAAATTGGACTTTAGTTATGTCACTGATGTAGCCAGTGCGTTTGCCGAAGCTGCTGTCAATCCCAATGCAGCCAATCAAATCTTTAACTGCACTCGTAACAATGGACGCAAGATTATTGAAGCCGCTGAACTGGTACGTGCTCGTATTCCCGCAGAGATTGTTGTAGAACCACACGATGCTTTTTATCCCAACCGCGATACCTTAGACAGTAGTCGTATGGTTGAGATGACCAATTGGCGTCCTACAGTTGATATCGAACAAGGTATTCCTGCTTACTTGGACTGGTTCCTTGCACAAGACTTCTTAGATCAGTTTTGATCAGGCTCCTGATTTTGTTCAAGGTTTTCTAAATAGCCTCGAAGGTCGTTGCCGTACAAAGTCAACATTGTGGCCTCCTCTTCCTCAAATACAATTAACTTTTGTCTCTTCAGCAGATAGTACATACCTTTGAACACACGTTCCAATTGAAGAAGATTGTGATTGGTAAGTTCGTCTCGAAGTGGAAACTCGTAACTGGTCAATTTGAGAACAGCCTTGACAAACTGTAAGCCTTGCAAAGTCAGTCTAAGACTGTTGGCATCTGTGGGATTTTTCCACCAGCGTTGCTGCATCTCGGTAGTCTGAGCAATAGGCACATTGGCCTGCTGGCAAAATATTTTTGTGAGTTGGCGTTGAGTATAACGCTTAGGGGTAGATTTGGTCACCGGCACGTAACAGCACCACAGTGAACTTGTCGGTCTTGAAAAGAACGTTTAATTTTTTGGCCAAGTTGATGGCGTGTCCTGGATTACTGAAAGAAACTTTTTTGTATTTTGGTCCTGGGTATGCAACTAAAATATTATGAGTCTTTAGATTGATAGGTTGGTTATCATAAAAGACTGCCCAGATGCCTTCAGAACTCAGCACCTGTTCGCTTTTATAAGTAGTTTTATTTACGTGGTCCAACAACACCGTTGGCTTTGGTCGACTCATTTCATATATCCTTGATCTACACTTTATTTATCTTCTTAATATACGCACTTTAAAAACCACCGCCGTCCATATTGATGCTGACACCGACAATTGAGCTGTCCTGAGTCTTGCTTAAACTGGAAATTGTGGCCATCAAATCGTAAATTTCAGCGTGTAAACTTCTAGCTTCCTGTGCATTTAAGGTCAATAATTTGCCATTGCTTTGATTCATTGTTCTTACTCGGTCGTTGAACAATTTGATATGAAAAGATAAGTTATTGTCCATTTGCCTCTTTCATTGATTCTATCATACGGTCTTGAGTCTTGAAAGGACCTTGATATTCGTAACGATTCAACGTAATAAGTTTTGGACAATATGCACGAACCCAAGTACTAGAGAATTTGATAATGTAGTAGCCAGCACAGAAAAAGCTCTTTGACTTTGCACCTTTTGTGTAAATTGGAAGATAGCGTTGTACATCCAAGACCTGATTGTGTGGTCGACTATTAGTAGGGAATCCGTAAACATCATATACATCTTGTTTTTCTTTCTTGACTTTTTCTGCCTTGGCAAATTCGATATTGTATTTTTTACTCAACAGTTTGATTGTGGAAAACATTTCACGTTGATTGTCGTGAACATAAACAAAGCCGCCTTCTTCAATGGCCATTATGTTTCCAACTTTGCGGCCGGAATCTTCTACGATCCACATTTTATTTTTTACTATGGGTTTTGCTATCAGTTCGGTCATTTTGTTTCCTCTGCAATTTTTTTATATCCAGCGTAAGTTGGATGTACGCCGTCGGCGCTCCTTGGTGCTCCAGTTAATACGGTGTCTCCGTTTTCTTTTGCCACCACAGCAACAGCCTGCATAACTCCCGGCTTGATGCTTGGCATAATCCAATACACTCGATTGGCCTGTGTCAACCGTCTAATGGTACGCAACTCTTCTAAAGTATTGGTATCTGACAGATCATTGGAGCCAAGGCTGATAATGACATTTTTTGCCAGGTATGGACTTTTGCCAACATTGGCATTGAGCCAGTTACGACTGTTGATTCCGGACTTCACATACGCTACACATTCGGTTCGTATGTCACTTACACCTTTGGCGATACTGTCGCCCATGATCAAACAATCTAACATTATTTTACCATCCTTTGTTTTCTACATTCTTCTTTGACCTTGACTGGTATGTCAGGGCTAATTTCTGCCAAGCGACAATCATATCCAACTTCGTGTGGCAAAGTGGCGTTGATGCCGTAGATCAAGCCACCCAAGGATCCACCTAGGATCAGCAAGGCAGTCCAAATCAACACAGTTTCTTTAAGTTTACTTTTACTCATTTACGACTTAAAAAATAATTGAGTGCAATAAATGCCAGGTCAAAAGAAACACCGCCCCAGTTGCCCACTGCAAATTCGCGCAAGGCATCTAGACTCAACCAGCCAATGATAAACCAGGTGATTTCTACATAATTATTTCTATACCAACGTTGAATACTGTTCATACTATGATCCTTTTTTCATCCATTCTTTGATTGATGCCACTGTTTCTTTTTCGATACCCAGGAACCCGTGATTGGACCAAGGTCCACATTCGTCTCCACTGTTGTAGCCACCTTCCATCATGACAGCATCTGTGCCGTAACGCTGTGCTTCACGCACAGAATTTGGGCCACTGGTCCAACGGCAACTGTCGTAGATGTGTCCAACAACAAGATTTCTGCTTTTTAAGCCACGCCCGTCAATGGCCCCGACCGATGAAGTGTGTATAAATCCGGCAACTTCTCCATCCATTTTATTGGCATAGTATAGTGTGTCTTTTGTGCTGTAGCTGGTCCCGGCAATGTACACCTTGATACCGGGATAACGATTTTGTAAATCTGCCACAATGCCCCGCATACGGTTGGCGCTGCCGCCTCGATCTGTTACCACTGCCACAGTTTCCTGATCAGCAAACAACAATCTGGCACGAACTAAAAAATTACCTTTGGCACTGAAAAAAATACGACCATCTTCTTCTTTTTGCAATCCAATTGTGCCGTTGCCGCCAGGCATTACAATGATAGCATACTTGGGTTTTGCACCCGGATACTCAGTCAACACATAATCAATTTTGTCACCATCAGGGTAACGGGCAGTATCAATATAATGATCTGGAGCATAATCCCTGGCCGTTACTTCGCTTGGTACACTGGGATTGTGGCTTTTATAAAAATCAACATCGTGCTGTGCATAAACACCGGCACTGGTTAACAATAAAATTGACACTAGCAGTTTTTTCATACGTTCTCCGGATACGGTGCTTCTAAAAATTTAACAAAACCATCAGCTTGCTCTGACATTTTGATCAGATCATACTTGCCACAAAACTTCAAAAACTGAGCTCCTACCATTGGACGATTGAGTGGAACACTACCAGACGCAATGGTTTCAGCAATTTTAACTTTGACGTCATCGGGCTGTGCTGTAAGATCTACCAGCACACGATTGCGATTGTAGTCATCCAAGACACGATGTTCCACGCCGTTGTGGTCGGTCCAACGCTGTAGCATTAGGTTGTTCCAAGCAAAGCCTTTCGAATCTTTGTCGGCAAATGCCTCTGCAAGTCCCACTTTATTTTTACTTCCCACTTTGCGGACCCCGGGGTACGCCGAAAAGATATTGTCGGTTGGATCTCCTCGCATACACTTTTCGAAAAGTATCCACTTAGGATCCGGAATTGTTTTTGCTTCCTTAGTTTTTTTATCGATGACTGCCTTACCTTTTTTGTCGAAAATACCTTGAATAGTGTGGAGCTCATCTGCAATTCCGTTATATTGATTTACGTTGTCGGCCAGTAACTGGTGAAAGTCGGTGTCGCTACTGACAATGGTGTGATGATCCTCGGGATGACTTTGAATCCATCCAGCCACTAGATCATCTGCTTCTAAATTGGGGTGTTGCAATACAGTACAATTGGTTTTGGTACTTAAAAAGTCTTTGAGATTGTCGAAGGTTTCCCAAAACAATCGATCTTCTTCGGCTTCTTTTTCTGTGAGTGCGGCACGGGCAACTGCACGGTTTTTCTTGTAGGGCTCGTAATGATCTTTGCGCCAGCTACGTCCTTCCAAA